AAGACCTAATCCTATATCTCCAAAAGAGTCGATGGATCTTTCACCAAACTTAATTAATCGTTTATCATTAAATTTACGGTTAAGGTCGGCTTTAATAACCGCATGAGATATGTTCTCAAAGAACTTCTTAAAATCAAACAGCAAAATATAACCTTCATTTCCATGCCTACGAAAATGCCATTGAAGGTCTTTTGTCATTTTTTTAATTGCATAATCATAACCTTTACCTACTCGTGAGGCACAGTTAGCATCAATAAAGGAACGAGTGATAACTGGAACTAAAGCATAATGGGCAAAGCACCTGTTAACAACTCTATCTTTGAAGCGTATACTCATGATATGTCTTGCTACTCCACGCTCAAATAAATCGAATTCGACATATTTGGGCATTTTGTAAATATCATTTAAAAGTTGTTTGTAGCTTCGATAAACATTAACTGGCGCCATAGAAATATAAGTTTGCACACTTCTCTTCCAAGAAACCCCCGATCGACAAACTCTATATGACTCGTAGAGGTGTTTAAAACTGAATACAGACTCATAGTTATCGCTGTTTTTAATTTTTCTTTCTCTTTGTTTACGACGTTTCTCACATCGTCGTTGGTATCTTGCTTCTCGTCTTTCTTGACTCGTCATCGAAAAGGAATCTCCCTTCCACGCACTGCTGTCGAATGGTTACATATAGCAGCATAGGGCGGCGGTGTCTCTCAACCGTTTGTTATAGTATGAAACAGAACATCACCATTAAGCTCTGCCATGCAAGAAGCGTCCACTATAGCCCGTCGTATCTATATTTACCTATGAGGATGGTCAAATTCTCCTTATCTCTATCCTTGAACTGATTTCACTCACTGTTACTCCGTCCGTCAAGAGATGAGCCAAAACGCACTCCATTAGCATTGTTCGAGTTATTGTTGTTGCCGTTGCCGTTGTTATTGACATTAGCCCAGTTAGTGGCGTTCGTCGCCCAAGCAACCGTTTGTAGAATTTAACCAAATATAATTACGGTAAATTTTTATACCGTTCTCTGTCTTTCTGGATTACTCCATTAATAAGTCGCAAAACGTCATAGCACAGACCAGACCAATACTGAAAAGTATCATAATCAAGAGTCGGTATAACTTCTTTAGCAACTTCTAATTCGGAAATCATGTCTTTTATAGCTCCACGAGCTTCAAGCATTAGTTTCCTTCTATCCCGAGCTTCCTCTTTATCTAATGGGTACCGACTATTAGCATCTATTAAAGTATGATGAACTTTCTGAGCAAGATTAGCTAATGGTATCCCCTCATAAAAAGTGTAGCTCTTCTTAAAGTGGGAGCATTTCTTTTTAGTGTATATTTCCAGTTTTCGTGAATATGTAATAAAATCCATTTCGGATTTAGAACGGTCCCATGCCGGTACACTCAAAGTAAAACACTCCTTAAAATAAAATAACCCCGTACCCGCCCCCTTAATGGGGGCAGATATAGGGATTTAATGATTATGAATATAAGCCAAAACGCACTCCACGAGCATTGCCCGAGCCATAGCCGGTGCCGTCGCCGGCGCGATTGACAGTAGCCCAGCGAGCGGCGCCCGCCGCCCAAGGTGAGCTTGTCCAATACCAGTCAGCGCTTCCTTCGCCATTATAGCGCTTAGCAATCTTCGACGCTGCGCTTGTAAATATCGGCAAAGTTTTGTTGGTGGCTTCGGGGTCGACTTCGTTCTTGTACGGCGCATTGCCTGTTTCAAATCCATACTCGCAATAAGCATACAGACAAATATGCCTATTCCAAGTCCTGATAACATCGGAAGTCTCGCCGATAGAACCTCTCTTTTGAACCTCTTCAAAGAAAATATGACACCAACGAGGCAAGTTAGACCATACGGTATTCTCAAGATAGTTGTCCATCGAGGAAGCACCATAACCGCCTGAGTTACCCAAGCCGCCGGCACCTGCTGTACCCGAGTTAGACGAGTTCATAACATGACCAGCATTCATCAAGCCGACCATAATCCAGCAAGTGTTAGCAAAGTTGACACCATCTGCAAGACGCATATGCGGGGCTGTTTCACCAACCTGCATTACGATACTGGAATCGGCAAAAGCGTTCGTGTTAGGAACGATCTTGATGCGATCCCAGAGTTTGAAATATAATGACGGGTCTTCTGCAAGAAGCTTGATACCCAGCATCTGAGCCAGCGTATAGCAGCTATCGTCGTTCGGATCATCTGAATATAAGTAATCATGATTAGCAGTAACTACGTCAGGCAGAACTGGCTGAATGAATGCCGCTGTAACCTTTGTATCGGCTACAATATCGTTGGTTAACTTATCCCAGCCCATCCAATACTGTCCAGAAGGAGGAGTCAAGTCAGGACCGTCGTACACCGTTGATCCATGAGCCAGAATCGACTCAGAATATAACATATTGGTGCTGTCACTCCACCACTCAACCCTGTAATATCGGTCAGCAGACTCGAATACGGCTGTGACAACAATGTTTTGAGTAATGTTGTTAAAGGCTCTATCCCAGCCAACAAAGTGGTAAGTGAGCTCAACAGTCGGATTCTTCTGAGGAGTCTGAATAATGCCATCCGTAACAGGATTGGGCGCATTGTCACCGGCACGAACATGAAGCGTACATAACTCCGTACCGTCATGGTTGTTGAAACGAACGTCGTAGGTTGCAACTACCTCATTATAATCAACGTCCAGATCGGGGAAGAACTTGTTCGTGACAAACTTTTCAATTTCAGCTTCTGCGATCTTATTGATTGTCACGCTACCACTAAGATAGAAGCTACCAATCTGTTCAAGCGGATTACCAGCTTCATCAATACCTCGTAATTCTGCAAGTTTGAGCAGCAGATCGGCATTTTCGAGTTCCCAAGCAACATTGACAACTCTACCTCTCACTAAGCCAACTGCATTTGAAAGCAACTGAGCAGAATCGATACCGGGAGCATTGTCGATCCAAACCGTAGTAAGATTGCTGCCGGAACACGAGAAGTTTTCAGAAGTAAGATTCGGAATATTTCTCGCGTGGAGCGTCTGAATATTGTTGCCAAGAATAGCCTTTCTGAACGTTCTGGTTTGCGGCAAATATAAATCCGTCAAACCAGTGTTGGTCATCAGAACTTCTTCCAGCAGAGTGCAATCGGTAAGGTCAATAATACCATTAATAGCGGTCTGACCTCTCAGGTCGATCTTCTTAACAAGCGGAACGGTACGAAAAGCAACACTTGACAAGTTTCTGTTCGAGTAGCTATCACCGCCAAGAAGAATATCCTGTAACTTCTCGCCGTTGGTAATGCTGACCTGACCCGGATAAAGATAAGCCGCACCTCCAACGTGACAAAGATTACTGCCGTTGATTAACTGAACGTTCAACTCACCAGACTGTAAGACAAGAGGATTGCCATTACCGTCCAAACACTGAACATAAGCCGTTTGTCCTTTCTTCATACGAAGCTGACCAGCAGGAACGTTGTCGCGAAGGAAACCAACGTACATATCGCTGTAAGGAGTAACCTCAAGCCTTGATGAGAAGTTTGCACCGGGCATCGCTTGGTATCTGATGATATCGGCTTTAGCCTTTGCGCTGACATATTTTGAAGACATATACTTCTGCTGGTATGTAATAAACTGAAAACGCTGAGGACGTTTCTCACCGTACTCCATATCCTCCATCCAGCTTGAAGTGTTGGCATTTGTCTTCGGAGCATCGTATTTACCGTTAAAATCGGCAACCATCAATGCTTCGGGTCTGATGCGCTGATAATTATTAAACTTGGCAATAAGATTGTCAGTATCAAACAAGCCAGCACTCTCGTAAACATTGTATGCAGTTGCAAGTTCTGACGGGAAGCAATCTCTAACATTACACCAAAGAACACTTTCGGCAGCGTTGAAATAAGGACGAGTGACGGTGGTGGTCTCATGAGTTTGCTCGTCTTCAACGATATCCTCATAACCATCCGTGTCCTCAAGACCATAAGCCTCGCCCCATCTGAACTTACCTTTGTTATCGATACCAAGAATAGTATCATCGTCATAGTTCTTACTTACGTTCCACTTCCATACGCCGTTCTCATCAGGCTCATAAGAGAGGAACATGTTCTTTGCACGGTTATCCACCGCAAGGAAGAACTCTGTAAAGAGGTAATAGAACAGCAGGTTGTCCACGTTGAAATAGTTTCCAACCTCTCTCTTAAACTTAGCCCTTCTGTAATCGGCTGTATCCTTTGTATAAACGCCAAAACGCTCTTCGGAAGAAAGGGTTCTCGTAGGATCAGCGTTCTCAGGATCAGTAGAACATACCCAAGTGTGCATCTCGATAAAGCGATCTTTCATCGCTTGAGTGCCTTCTCCATCGGGATAACGGAACTCAAAGTGAGAACTGTTTTTATCGCCGTTCTCGCTCCAAAGCTCATTTTCGAAGTCGTGAGACTTGAATGTGCAGCGAGTAAAAGTATTCTCAAGGAACTCGATACAACACTGCTGGTGGTTTTCGTCATCCCATTCGCCTGTTTGCGCAAATACCTCTGTATTCTTCTTACTGTTGTTCATGTCGCCGGCAAAATATAAGATTGTAGCACCAGCAGGCACTGTTCTCGCACCGGGTACGCCAAGCAGAAGATCCGTATTGCCCGTATTATGGATAAATACAGCACAAGGATGACCCTCGATGGTATCTCTGACCTTGGAATTAAGATGCTTACCCATAGAAACAAGCGGGTTAAAGGTGTTGAACAGATCAGCCGCACAAACATTGTTACAGTTATCAGAAGATGCAGCGTTCGCCTTGCAGTTGAAGTATTTAACAGGAATGGACAGCGCTGTCATAGCGTAACCATTCAAGACGGTATCACTGCCGATTACCTGCATAACGGCTTTCTTCATATCGAGGTCTAAGTTACCCGCAACCTGACGATAGTTCATTGAGCTCGTACCCTGTAAGGTGTATTTAGCACCCTCACAACGCCACTGATCGTTCTCAGAGCCGTTGCCAATACGATGTTCGATGTTGCAATCGGTTTTGCCTGCGCCGCCCTTATCGTTCGGGAAGGCGGAAGCTTCAATGGTAATGATGTGAAGTTGAGGAGCAGCAACCATAAGCTTTTCGATGCTTATGTTTCCGTCGTTATCGAAAATATCATTTCTGCGATAGCGTTCAAGCATCTCGTCAACTGTGCCGGAGTCGGCAATGAAGTTTCTGATGATGTCTCTGTCAGACAGAGAGTTCTTGTGCATTTTGAAACGATAAATCCAAACATCACATTCATCACTACCGATCTCAAATCTATCAGGATCGCCCTGAATAAACTGAGTCTTGGTGTTACCGGATGTAATGTATGTAGTACCTTTTGCAGGTGTGCCCTCCAACCAGAACTTCATGAAGCCATTCGACGGGTCAATGTTAAGCAGCATTTCCGTCTTATAGTTCTCGCAATACTGGCAAGTAATCTTATTACCAGCTTGGAAGTCAGCATGGTGAGCATACAACTCAAGTCCCATACCGCTGTTGAACGAATGAGCGATCTTAGTGCTGTAATCGGTAACGTTAGCGGTCTTGAAGATCATAGAGATATGTTTACCGCGTCCCTGAGTACCATTTTCACCATTCGTATTATCCGCAACGGTGAAAAGGCTCCTGTCAAAGGTTACGCGGCATCCTCTTTTGATAACGAAAGCAGTAATGCCGTCGGAATCCTGCTTAAAACCACCATTATCCCAGTCAAAGTTCTGAGAGAACGTTAAAGGATGATTGGTGTTATTGTCATCGAGGTAGCCAAAGTTTGTACGGTTGGATTCGCTGTTGCTGTGACCACTCGGGTCAAGGTCCATGATAAGACCCGTTGTTACGGGAGCTATATCGACGTCATCGCCGATAGATTCAACCTCCAAAGTAATAGGTTTGATGATGGCTACATTGCCGCTGCCATTCAAAAGGGTCAGATTAATCGTGCCTGTAGTAGCAGCTCTGTAATATAATGTGTGCATCTGTGCGTATTCAGATCTTGCGATAGCAACCGAAGACACCACGGTATTACCTTGTTTAAGGTCTACGATCATGGCATCGTTACTCGAATCGGGATCGTAAGCCATATACTTGATTGGCACGTTGGAGAACTGAATAGCCTCCAAAGTATCATCGTATACAGCAATAATCCTTCCGGTAGCGCCTGCTTCTGTCCAAATACCAGAGTGCACCAGTGTCGGTACAGATACAGTTTCGCCATCGACCAGAATTGTCATTTCAGCCTTGATAACGTGTGCGCCGTGAGTCTGTGCAGGAATATTAATAGAGTAAGTACGGTTGTTGACCGTAATATTACTTTTAGAATATACTTCTGTATTATCGACTGTAATTCTGACGGATTTAGCACCGGCACCCATAGGAGTGAAGTTGACTAAAACGGAGTTTTCGCCATGATAGCCCATTTCCTCCAGATCCCACGTTATTCCAATCGTAGAAACTGTCAGCGTCCACACAAAGGTCTTGCTGACGTTGTAAGCGTCAACCATAACCAAGCGAACTTCATTGTCGATACCACTTGCGAGGTAAGGACGAATGTTAAAGCTACGGTTACCCTGAGCAAGGTTAGTCTCAACCGAAACACGAATACCGTTTACATACCAGTTAGCAGTACCTGTCGAGCCATTGGACTGCTTTGTTTCGGGGTCATTACTCAGCCAAGAATATAATAACTCATATGTCTCAGCCGCAGAAAGAACAGTCAGCTTGGAAGCCGCCATTCTGTTTGTAATGCGAACGATAGAATCCACAGCACCTGCTCCACCGGTACCGACAAAGAAAGGCTTAAAACCTTCGATATCTTCGCCATCGAGTGTCAGATGCAGATTACCGTCTTCATCAACCTCACCGGAGTTAAACTGAAGACCGCCACCTCCAGAACCACTACCAAGAGGAATCGGGTCACCAACAGGTTGATCGTCGCTGAAAAGAATAAGCTTATGATCGTCTGTAACCTCGAAATAATCGATAAGAGTACGATTATTAAGGCCAGATACGGTTCCTACAAGCGAAGTAACAGTGTTGACCAGCGAAGAAACCGTGGTCTGATTAGCTTTTAAAGCTACGGCTGCTGCGAGATCATCAAGATCGGTCTGATCAGCTTTAGTGCTTACAGCCGACTCAAGAGCCCCCACACTTGCTTTGCTTGCAGCCCTATCCATGACTGAATAAATATAACTTATCCCGATAATAAGGCGATTAAGCATGTTGAAATGCTCGCCGAAATGACAAGTTATACCATTCGGAATGGCTCCATTTTGAATTGAATAATCCGCTTGCACCCCTTCAAAGTAAATGTCGGTCAGACCAGTCGAACCCGCGAAAGCACCGCCCTGAATGGCGATGTGCTTAATAGGGATGTAAATGGTTTTTACGCCCGCATTGACAAATGTGCCGGAAGTAATATTGCCGCTATGCCTTACAATTACTAACGGCATGAAATTTTCGTCAAAACCAACACAGTAGTTAAGCCCAAAACGTTCAGAAGCTTCTCCCTTAGTATAAACCGAATTGGAATCTGCTTTTGCAGCTATACTTGCTCTAAGCTCAGTTCCCAACGCGCTTACATCGGAAGAATTTGCAATTGGGAAGTATGTTCCATCGCCAGTCTTGATGTAATAGAAATAGCCAGATGCGCCAGCATTGACTTTGTAAACCTGCCCATCAGGAAGTAATGAGTTATTACCAGCAGAGCCGATCTCGGGAATCAGCTTCATGTAGTCTTCAAGTTCGTTGTCAACATCCTCGGAGGAATAGTAGTTAGCGAGAACGGCAAATACAAACTGTTTGACTGCATTTACATTCGGGTATAACGTATTATACTGATCCGGCAAATTACTATCGGTCGTAATTGTACCTGCTCTGTTACCGGTCTTTTCGTAGCGATTGTCAGAGGCAGTTTTATCATAGTAATTAGCAGCTATAGCAAGTTGATTATATGAACCACCAGCGCTTAACTTGATATAAAACTGATTATTCGCCTTGTAAATCTGACCAACTGGGATTTCGCTGTTGTCGCCGGCAGAAGAAGCTGTGGAAATCAGCTTCATATAGTCTTCAAACTTACTGTCAACAGCAGTCTTAGAATATACCTGATCGGCATTTGCAAAAGTGTAATATGTGCCATTACCAGTCTTAGCGTGATACGTGTAATTGTCGCCGCCGGCATGTACTTTGTAAATCTGACCAACCGCAAGATCGTTATTACCGCTTGCAGAAACGAGTTCGGGAATAACATCCATGAACCCCTCAAGCATTGACTCGATCTGAGCCTGAGTAAAAGGAGTCATGATGTCCCGAGCCTTGACTGATTTGGTACCATTATCGGTTTCGATTAGGAAAGCGTCATTAGCACCGATATCAGATTTGTTGATTAAGCTATACGCTTTAATCTTTGCCATTGATTAGCACCTCCTTTAATCTTCGAGCATCCAATCAATGCCGAGTATTTCTTCTCCTGATAACTGGCCGATAACATCATCGAATTTAACGACCATAATAGGCACTTCATGCTGAATCCCCTGTAAAGGGTTCATCTCGTTGATAAACGTATCAAATTGGTCCGAATCAGGAGCAATAGAGGTAGTGCCCATAGGTCTACCGGCTTCGTCCAAGTCTGCTGTTCCATATTTGATTATGGCTTCGCGCTCGAACTGGGCATACTCAGTCAAAGCGTCCGTTAAAACCCTTGCATTTCTCGCTGCGGCATAACCAACAATATTACGCAAAGATAAAACAGGCTGTAAACTGAGAATCTTCTCTTTCATTTCAATGTTGGAGAAGGTTTTTGAGACTGTTTTTATGTTCATTTTGAAATCTCCTTCCGACTTTTTAGATTAAGGCAAAGCTTTATGTTCCGCAATCGGATAATCAGCGTTTTCTGCTGCAATCGAATCGACCAAAATACCATTAACAAATTTTAAATCGGAATAATTATATGCATTCTCTCCAGTATGTGACATTACGCTTTTCACTATTCCGGTAAAAGCATTAATGTAAGTAGTGGATGTTGAAATCCAACTTGGTCTTTTTACACATAAAAGCTTAATGTCAAACATCATAGCTTCTGCTGAAAACTTAAACCCATTCCTGGTCACATTAGGTGATACTGATTTATCTATCACCGAAGCGGTTGCATCAAAAGTTCCATACTTAGTTGAACCATAACCACCGGTGATTTCACCATTAGCTATTTTTACATAATAACCACCAGACGTATTTTCACACTTAAAAGTGCAACCAGTCATAGTGCAAGCCGAAATGTTTATAGCTGTAAGGGTGCCAGTAGTAATAGCGTTAGCAACTATTTTTCCGTCTGCGGTTATTGCCGTAACAAGTTTACTTGCACTTTGAGCAAAATCGTAATAGCCAAGACCGCCCGAATTCCACACCCAAAGTTTCATAGTCGGGTGCGCTGTTCTAAGCGAGGAAAGATACCCGCTGGTTCCTGTCATTTCAGACGGAAGAATTCTTTGATTTGAAATGATTATTCCATCTGAGTATCTCGATTCGTCAGAAGCAGTCTTTTGGATGATGGTCATATAGCCATTACTCAATCCACTTGCAGCGCCGTCAATCATGGCGTCAGCCTGATACTTGGCTTTTAAAAGCAGATTCTTGTAATACTCGCTATAATCACCCGGGTCCTCAGCAATCACCGAAGCGGATACGCCTGCTGTTGTGCTGATAGACTTCTTTTTAGATTCGCCAAGAGTAATCTTAGTGTCCTCAGGGTCATCCAACATAATCTCCATCTTTTGTAGAGGGAAGCTCTTATTAATCATGCCATGAGGCTTGGAAGAGCAGATCACGTTGTCAAGAAGCTTAAAGTCCTGAACGTTTGAAACTCCGAGATAAGCCAGATCAAAGACACTTAATTCCAATTCAAGCTTGTCGAACTGCATATTTGTGAGATAATCCTCACCGAGAATCTTTAATGCCCACAAATAATCGGTTTTATAGTTTGAGCTGGTTTCAGCAGTTTCAGTGCTGGCATTACGATAAGCCTCTATTGACGTCCAACCGGTAGAACGACTATACCCATTACTGGCATATTTGGCTTTAATGTTCTCAAACTCAACTACTTTTTCAATGTAGCCATACTCTTTGATAACATCTCTACCTGCATAAATACGCTGATCACCAACTGGTTCACCAGTCGAAATGACATTGAACCAGCCAAGATGCGCTCTCTGAGAAATATCAGTAAAAGCAGCCGCATCACGATAGAATGGGCTATCCTCTTGTACAGTATCGCCCCTTGGAATGATTACCGTAGCAATCTCTGTCATGTCGACAGATTTGTTATAGTCCAAAAGGTTCTTACCGAACTCAATCTTCTGTCCTGATGTATCGGGGTAGTCCTTAAGATAGTCCAAGACCAACTTTGAAGTACCATTAACAGTGGCTCTTCTGATACGAATATGACCTTCGAGCTTATTGATAAGCCGCTTATTAATACTCTCCAAAGTAGTTTCATAGTTGGTTATACGGGTAAATGAAGAAACATCTTTTGGGGTAACCGTAACAATGCTTGAACCACTCTCCAAATAGATCATCCTATCTGAAAAGTCCAGATTGAGCCTTTCGCCAATAGCTTCAAGCTGCTCATTATGTCTGTCAATCAATGCTTCAAGGAACGACCAAACAGCCGTGTTCAAGCTACTCGTACTCACTTGAACTTTCAAAGGTTGAATGGAATCTTTGAAATATCCTAAAGCGCCTTCGCAATGAATGACTCTCCGATTAAGAAAGTCGGAAGTTTCTGAAACAGGGCGACCTTCCCATAGCCACTCGCCGTTTTTGTAAATCGTTACAGTATCGGTCAAGCTTCCACAGAAAGGTCGTCCTAATACATTTGTTTTGTTTGCATGTCTATGGTTTAGAGGTAAGGTGAAATCGAATGTACCCGGCTGATTATCTTCAAGAACCAATTTCGGCTTAACCAGCACTAAGTCTTCATCGGGGAGTTGATCGTTGAACGTAAGCTCGCCGTTTACATAAACTTTATACATTACAAATCACCTACCCTAAACTTAAGATATACGAATTCGCAGTTCGCAATATTGGTCACCGTCAGCGTACAAACATTATTGCCGGAAAGATTGGTAACAATACAATCCGCATTATGCTCCGCACCGAGATCTTCCATGCGAATATAATTCTGTATATGATTCCCATATGCGATTCCCGTATGATGGATTCCCAATTCGGGATTTGTAAACTCTAACAGGATGTTGCCAGTTGTTTCGGAGTTTTTCCTTCTCGTATAGATATAGGGTATCAGAGGTTGTCTGCCACCTTTGATCTCAATAGAGGGATTTTCCTCCCGAATATAGATACCGGTGTTATTTCTCTTAAGCTTATACGGAAATACGTCATAGCTTATAGTAACACCGCTTAAGGAGCCGTCATTTGAAGAAACCCATTGAGCTATTTTGAATTTTCCTTTGTAGTAGTAATCGGGATCGTCGTCCAGCACTACAACAAGCGTCTTACCGTGGATCGCATTCAACAATCTCGTGTACATGTCCTGCCAACTTGATACCACCGTATCTCGAATTGGATCGTTGACATTATCGAGAATCTGGGCATCGTTGTTGTCAAGGACAATTCCACTATGATCGTCATAGTCCGTCACATAAAACGTCCACTGACCAGTACGATTGTTGTACAAAGGCCATTTGGTTAATGATTCGGAGGCATCTATGATACCATCCGCACCATTTATCTCAATAGTTGAAGTTTTAGGCTCGGGCGGAGCGACAAGAGGTCTTACTGTTGGGATCAAACCCCAATCTTTCCAAGTATGCCCGATCAACGTACCGACTGGGCTGTCGGACGTGCCATACTGATAGAATGACATAGCATGTGAACCGTCATACCAAAAGTCCATTATCGTCCCGCCTTTCTTGCAACTTCCGCTTTTCGTCCAAGAGCAGTGTCCATATCGTCCACCATCTCTCCGACAAGTGTTTTCTTATCAAGATAAATCTTGTATTTAGACATAGCATCTTTCATAGCAGACATTTCTTTACGAAGTTCGCCAACCGCCTTAACCACATCTGTGTTGGTAGTTTCAACTGTAATGGTCATTTCGTCCTTGTTAAGTCTTGCTCTGTCAGAAGAAATAGCTGTACCAATCGAATAAGTCTGAGCATTCTGCATCAAACCTGAAATGTTACGAATACCATTGGAAACCTCTGATAAATCCATAACCGGTCTGATAGTAGGATTAACGTCGATGTCGCTAAGATTCATCTGTGACAAACTCGACAACATGTCCGACGTCGTATCAATAACGCCCTGACTACTCTCTTGGGCAGCATTGTTCATAACATAAGCATATCTCAATACGCCTCTAGCAATACCCAAATCGTAAAGTCTACCTGCATCTTCACCCTCTCTCGAAGGAGAATGAATATCGAGAGTGTTTCTGGTAGCTGTCAGCATAGCATTCGCGACATCAACTACCGCATTAATAGCAGCATAACGATTATTGCGAACACCATTACCAAGACCTTCAACCAAACGCATACCCGAATTGTAGAAATCGGTTTCATAGTTATAAACCGTAGATGTCATGTCATGGAGAATATTTTTCAAGATAGTGAAAATATATGTTCTTATATTATTGAGACCTTCTCCGAACGCTTTACCTACCTCTTCACCTTTCATTTTGAAATCTCGGACAAACTCGTTAATCTTGTCGAGAATGTCCTTTATCATAGCAGCCGCGATAAGCTTGAGCCCAAGTACAATCACAGGCTGAGAAGCTTTTACTCCGGCAAGCAGATTATTCAGGAATACCAACGTCGCCGCAAATGCTCTCGGAGCAGAATTTTCGAAAGCTTTTACGAAATTGTTGATACTCGCATTACCCAGAGCGGTTAAGCCTTTAGCAAACTCGGTCAAGCCGGTAGCGTTCATGCCATCTAATGCCGTTGCAATCTGAACAAGCATAGCAACGCCGGTAACAGCGCTAACAAGTCTTGAAGTAACGACACCCTCAAGAGAATCGCTGAATCCCTTGATAGAATAGCCGAAATCAACCATTTCCGGTCCGAACTTTGCAAGGCTCTTTTCGCCACCAAACCAGCTTGCTATGCCTCCTTCGTTGGGGAGCTGATTAGTCAGATCAACAATAGCAGATGCTGCCGAAACAGCAGTCTTAACAGCATCGGCGTTGACCTTGCCATCCACAGCCAGACTGAATGAAGCCAAAGATCTACCAAACGATGCCATCTCTGTTCCAAACTTTGCTAAGCTCTTTTCGCCTGCAAAGAAACCTACGACACCACCCTCGTTAGGAATAGTATCCGCCATAGCAGCTATCGTCTTACCAGCTTCTGTAGCAACCTTAACGGCTTGAGCATTTACCTTACCGTCAACAAAGGCACTGAACAAAGCAAGAGAGAAACCAAACGATGCCATTTCTGAACCAAACTTTGCAAGGCTCTTTTCGCCTGCAAAGAAACCGGCAACGCCGCCCTCATTAGGTACTTTGTCTGCCATATCGGCAATTAACTTACCCGACTCGGTCGCGGTTTTCACAGCAACAGCGTTTACTTTGCCGTCAACAGAGGCACTGAACAAAGCAAGAGAGAAACCAAACGACGCCATCTCAGAGCCAAACTTAGCAAGGCTATTCTCGCCTGCAAACCAACTGACAACGCCGCCTTCGTTCGGAACGACATTAGCCATCTCGGCAATGGACTTAGCCGCCTCAGCAGCCGCTTTGACTGCGGTCGGTTTGAAGTCATCGCCTAAGTTATCGCTAAACTCAGCAAGGTAGTAACCAAAGTCAGCCATCTCAGGGCCAAACTGAGCAAGACTGTTATCACCTGCAAACCAGCTTGCAATACCGCCTTCATTGGGGATAATGTTTGCCATTTCTGCAATGGTCTTACCAGCCTCAGCAGCAGCCTTAACACCGCTCGAATTAAAGTCGTCGCCAATATTTTCGCTGAACTGTTTAAGGTATTTACCAAAGTCCGCCATCTCAGGCCCGAACTTAGCAAGCGAATTATCACCCGCAAACCAGCTAACAACGCCTCCCTCGTTAGGAACCATATCAGCCATTTCCGCAAGAGTCTTACCGGCTTCTGCTGCCGCTTTAACGGCTTCTGGATTGATCTTTCCATCAACGTATCCGCTAAACTCAGCAAGGTATTTACCAAACTCAGCCATTTCGGGACCGAATACAGAAAGACTATTCTCTCCAGCAAAGAAACCAGCAACGCCACCTTCGTTAGGTACTTTGTCAGCCATTTCAGCGATAAGTACACCTGCTTCCGCGGCAGTCTTAACAGCATCTGAATTAACTTTGCCGTCTACATAACTGCTAAATTCCGCAAGATATTTACCAAACGATGCCATTTCGGGTCCAAATATAGACAAACTGTTTTCGCCCGCAAAGAAACCAGCAACGCCACCTTCGTTAGGTACTTTGTCAGCCATTTCAGCGATGGCTTTACCAGCTTCTGCTGCATTTTTAACAGCTTCCGCATTTACACTTCCATCAACAGCAGCACTAAACTCTGCCAAGGCTTCACCAAATGGTTTTAACTGAGGAGCCCAATCTTCAAGATCGTTTTCGCCGGCAAAGAAACCTGCCAAACCTCCACTATTCGGAATAGCTTGAGCAAATTGAGCAAGTGCAAGCGCCGCATCGGCAGCACTTTTGATCGCTTCTGTATCAACACTTCCAACTGTATTTGCGAAATCCACCATATATGGTGCAAACTCGCTAAGTTGACGTCCAAAGTCAGCAAAATCAACGCCACCGGTGATAAAACTTGCGATGCCGTTGATGAAATCGGCGACCGTCATTAGTAATATAACTTCGACCAATTTCAAGACGCCACTCATAACGTCGTCATCAATCTTTTTCGCGCCATCAATAAATGGCTGGAGTCGATTCATGAAATCCGAAAGTGAGTCTGCGATACCGGGCAACGAATTTGCGATTCCGCCAAGGATACCGCCTATAATATTGCCTATAAAACCGCCAATGGCTTTGCCAATCTGAGCGAGGACTTTGCTACCTTCTTCAAGCAGCCAAGTAAAGCCATCAATCTGAGATAGACCGCCTAATGCGGCTAATATAGCTGCCAAGCCAGCCACAACAATCGCGAAACCTGCTATACCATAAACTGCTCCCATTACAGGAACCTTGCTTATGATAAACATACTGATTGAAATAGCGAGCATAGCTTCCGAAAGACCCGTAGCGATCTTGATGAACGAATTCGGGTCAAGTGATGACAGAACAAGGAACATAGCGGTCATCAACGCCATAACAGCAGCAATAGCAACCATGCCGACAAGAGCTTTTTGCGCTTGCTTTGCCGCTTTTGATATAATGTAAATGCAAACCGCAATAGCAGCCAAGCCTAAGATTACACCCTTCATAGAGTCTTCTGTAATCGTAGAACCAGCTACCTCGGCGATCGCACCCATCAATTTCTTGAGGAAATTGGCTACAGCATAGACCAGCTCAGGGACCCGATCGGTAAGAGCATTAATCACGCCAATCAGGATCGAGACGATACCATCCACGATTTTCGGGGTATACTGAACCAAAATCGGTAAAAATGTATCGAGCAAAACACAGATTGTTTCGCCCAGCTTTGGAGCGATGGCGATGATAGCGTCTAAGGCGGCTAAAACAACGGCTTTCAGTGCGGCTCCAAGTGCCGGAGCAGCATCGCGAATTACGCCTAAGAAAGCCACTATAGCAGCCCCGATAATCTTGAAAATCATCGGGATGGACTCTAAAATCGTGACGAGGATAAACTGGAATGCTTTAGTCAGCAACATAAGCGAGCCGAGCAAACCTGAAATACCCGCAGAAATCGCCACTAATCCAACGCCCACCAGAGCAAGACCAACGCCAAACAACGCCATAGCAACAGACAATGCGAGGATAGTCTTGACCATTGGCTTGAGTACTTTTGCAGCTACACCCATGATGATAAATGCCGCCGCTATAGCAACAAGACCTTTAGCAAGATTACCCCAAGACATAGCTCCAAATATCCTCATAACTGCTGCAAATTCGAGCATAGCTACGCCCAAGATAGTCATAGCTACAGCATTAGCAATCAATGAAGCAGGCTTGCAGAGCCTTGAGAAAAGAACCATCATAGTAAGCAAACCGCCTATAGCAGCTCCAGCCTTACCAAGTTCTTCCCATTTCATCCCTGCAAAAGTCTTGATACTTGCTGAGAATATAAGTAAAGATGCAGCAACGATAGTCATGCCAATAGCACTTGCAATCAGCGTACTACCTTTGCACAATCTGGAGAATAAAGTCAATGCGGCAAGAAGAGCAAGAATTGTAACACCTGCTTTAGCAAGCGTACCCCAATTAATGCCTTCGAACTCTTTGATAACGCTGACAAATATCTTCATAGATGCCGCTATCACAACCAACCCAACAGCATTAGCAATCATACTACCGCCTTTGCTGAACTTTGAGAATAGTGTCAGCATTGTAAGCAAACCGCCAATGGCTACGCCTGCTTTAGCGAGAGCCTGCCAATCCATGCTACCAAGTTCCTTTACAACAGGAACGAGGATTCTCAATGCCGCTGCAATCAGAACCATTCCAAGAGCAGCTTTAATGATGCCTTTTGCTTTCGACATGAGTTTAACGGCAGCCGCAAGCGCCAACATCAGCGCGATTGTGCCGACAAGACCCTTAGCAAGTTCTTCCCAGCTCAAACTCGAAAGCGCAACAACTGCTTTGACTAAGATTCTTACAGCAATAGCCATAAATATAAGTGCGGAAGCACCCTTAGTCATTTCTTTATTGCCCTTAGACAGGACTTTAACTATGGCAACGAGCTCCCAGAGCAAAGCGCTTATTGCAAGGGTGCCCTTGAACACTTGTCCAGCATCCAAATCCGCAAGAATACGGATTGCAAAGGCAAGTATTAGAACAGCCGCTGCCATTTCAACTAAGACGGCACCGATGTTACCGATATCACTCTTTTCCCAAAGCTTAAGCTTATTGGAACCTGCCGAAAGGACTTCAAATACCTTCGCCATTTCCCAAATAAGAGCCGAAATAGCTCCTAACGCCGAAACCAGACGCTCAGGCTCAATAGTAGCCAAGATAAGCATTGCTACCGCAATCTCAAGAACAGCCGTAGCAAAGTCTTTTAATGCTTCCGCCGCTTTAGTCTTCTTTAATTGATCTACATAACCAATCAAAGAGTCAAAGAGCGAAGAAATCTTCTTTGCCGTCTTAATGGGATCAAAACTTTCAAGCTTGTCAAAAACGCCTCTTACTTTCTTCATGAAAGTGATAAGTAAAGCGACTACTCCACCACCGGCAAGAACGCTGGCACCATTAACTGGCTGTAAATTGTCGACGCCATCTTTAATAATAGTCGCAATACTGGAAAAGCCGTCAAAGAGTAACCGGACTAAGCTACCCAAGATAGGACCAATTTTCGAGAATATGGATTTCAGCAGTTCCCACAACGAAGCGAAGAACTTACCCATAGCCTCAAGCGGTCCTGCCGATGCCTTGAATTTACCCACTAATGTGGTTACACCATCTGTCTTGATAGAGCCAAATGATGAAATAGTTCCAGCAATGCCGTCTCGGAACTTCTTGAATCCCTCGGAAAATTCTCCGAAGAAAGATGAAATCGCTTTCCAAGCGGCAGAAAAGAATACACCAATCTTTCCGAAAACGATGCCAATTGTCTGACCAAATTTTCTGATACTCTCTCTGTGGTCAGTCAACCAGTCATTAAGCTTATTTATCTTATCACTAAAGAAAGACGTGAACTTACTAATTGCATTTGTAGCAATAGATGCAAAAGACTCTGTCTGCTTACCATTCTCCTGCATAGCACGTTTAAATGGAGCAAACGCGATAGAAAACGCTCTTTGAAAAGCCCCAATCAAACTGTGAAGAGTGCCGCCAAGCCTTTTAAAAGCATCGGCTAAGGGCTTAATCGAATTGATTGCGCCGTTTGTCCGAATGAAGAAATCGTGCATATTCTTAATCAAATCTCCAATTGGAGCAATAAGATTAAGGAACCAACCAAGGACCTTACCGGCAGCAATAGCTAAACCACCAAGAATCTTAGTTAATGCTTTTCCAACACTGACCAATAAGCCAAATGCAGAAAATATACCAGTTGCAACTCTCTTAAGAGAATCACCACTTGTGGTAGCCGACTTAATAGCTGCTTCAAACTTGCTAAAGAAGTTCCTAATAGCTATAAGCCCGTTCGAAAGGCTTTGCATTACTCGGTGTATCGGGAACATTTCAGTAAAGGCATCCTTAATGGGACCTACTACATCGCCTACGATTTTAAATAGCGAGCCAAATATAGATTTTACCGCATTATAGGAAACCTTAAGATAGTCGAATACCGATCTTCCAGTAAGGTCTTTAGCCTTAAGTGTTTCGACGAAGTTCTTTACAACCTCGGCGAATTTATTCATATCTTTAGAAACCGTTTTGCCTTTTTCATCGAAAACCGCAAACTTGCTAAGCGTATTGATGATTTCCTTACGGAAAAACTCCATTCCACTGGTAGCAACTTCGAACATCGGTCCTAAAGAAGTTTTCACACTGTTTAGTACGGGGATAAGAGCGACAAAAGTCTGGCGCATGTTCTCCAAATATGGCATCTGGAACTCTGCACCTATTCTGGACAATGCCGCCTTAACGTTCGACAAAGAACCCGTATAGGTATCATTCGCCTTGGTAGCCTGTTCGCCAAAAGCCTTATTCATAGCTTCCGCAAAGGTATTAAAGTCGACTTTACCTTTTGAAACCATGTCTCTCAGTTCGGCTTCTGTCACATGAAGATGCTCCGCAAGGGTGGCCGCAACGTTTAATCCTCGTCCTGCAAACTGATTAAGCTGCTCGGTCATTACTCTGCCGTTACCAGCAATAGTCGTGAAAATATGACCGATTTCTTCATAGGTACTATTAGTCATTGCTGCAACACCGGAGATACCGCTCAATGCATTTTGCATCTTATCAGTACCTGCATCAATATTTGAAGCCAATAACTGACCGGCAACCTTGGCTGCTGCATCTAAGCCATACGCGGTTCCGCTTACAGCTTTATCGATCTGCTCATACAGGCTTACACCCGATTCGGTTTGTTTCTTCCAGTCAACACCTAAACCTGAAATCTGGAATTGAGCCTGCTCAAGGTTGAGCGCTCTGGTTTTACCACCCGACATCATTTGCCCGAAGGTGGAACTGGCAATCTTTTTGCCAAAATTAATGACGCCATTGGTTAAGTTCTGCAATACAGTAAAACCAACAACGCCCATAGCCGAGAACTTACTGGAAATGTTCTCTAATCCTGCGGTAACACCTGACATATCAAGGCTGTTAGCCGCTTTTTCAAGTGAAGCAAGGTTTTTAGAAGTTTCGTCGAAATTCAAGTCTTTCTTAAGCCCTTTGAGGCTCTCACGAGTAGTCGCAACACGTTTCTCAAACTGTTGGTTGTCAAACTCCATTTCGACAACTCTTCTGTCAACAGAATTACTCATGCAATCACCTTCTCCCAAGCTTCATTTGCCATCTGTTTAAATATCGGTTGAATAGCAGGGTTAATATAGTCGATTCCCTGCACAAAACCGCCGTTTCTTGTACCGTGTCCGTATTGAAGAATAACAGCGATCAATACTCCATTCTGGATGTTGCTATTAGTCCAGCGAATGCTGGTCTTATTTGCTCCGGACACAATCTCGAAACCCCAAGAGTCACGAGTTAATCCGGTATCAACAGGTGTCGCGGCTCGTAACGCTTCAACACCTCTTTTACCGTATTCCGCTAAAATATTCAGGTAATCACGCCTTAACACAACGTTGATAAAACGTTCAAGATTACTAAAATCGCCCTTGTGTTTAACGGAAATCACTACTTAACACCTCCCAAAACGGACAAAAATATAATTAGCCCCCTCAAAAATGGCGTGAGAGGGCTAATCAATATGGTTATCGGATTTTCTGAACCCAGTCGAGAGCAATCCAACCTGCACCGGACTTAAGGCGTCCCCAGCCCTTTGCGGAGCCGGTTCCTTTCTTTTCTTCAACGATTGTGTAAGCACCGCCGCGTTTGATCATGCCGACTTTGCCGTAGTTGGTGCCAGGACCTTTACGGATGTTAAGGGCATCGGCAGTGACCTTAACGATATAGGACTTAAATCCTGTGGAAGCAGGTTTAGTCGTTGTCGTAGTAGTGCCAGAAGTTGCTGCACCGAGAAGTTTATTGACCTTTGCTGCAATGTCACCCATACGATTGTAAAGGCAATCGCCCGGACATGACTTGTTCGCATAGTCGCGATGTACAGTCATGTTACAGCCGTTCTTGTGGTTCATACGATCAAACTTATTGGTCGACCAGACAAGCTTCTTGATGCCGTTTCTCTTGCAGATGTCAGCAACGAGCTTGATAGTCGCCTCGTATGCCTTGTCGTTTACACGGTAAGGGTCATAAGTGTCGGACGCAACCTCAATGGTGATGGCGCGATTGTCATTTTCGGAGCTTGAGGAACACCAAGAACGGTTTCTTTCCTCAACATACAGACCGATTCTGCCATCGTAGCCAACGCCATAGTTCGAAGAAGCTTCTCTGCTGCTGTCAGCAAAAATGCTTCCGAGGGTTTCGACGCTACACTGACCTACCACACAATGAATGGTGATGGTATCAATGGCATGGTTTCTTTTGCCGCTGTGATTCGGCGATAATCTCGTATGATTAACGAGAGAACTGTTTGTGTATCCCATTATTCTTCTCCTTTATTGTTAGAAAGATTGTCGAGGGTTTCGGGAGCTACATCTTCGTCTTCGAAGTGTGCGATTCTTTTAAACATTTAAATTCACCCCTTTGAATTCATAGAATGTCTTCTTGCAGCATTGAGCTTAGCATTGTTGCGTAAAATATCTCTGTTTCGCATCTTCTTTGCAGGAGCATTCTTAATGCTGCATACACGAATTAAAGTCAACAGCCTATTAAGGTGCCATTTCTGACATTCAAACGGGATGTTCAGGGCAATCATCCAGTAATAGACAATTTCTGCCGTAATAATCTCTCTTGACCGCTTCTTATTCTTGACTTTATCGTCGCTGAACCAAGTTGCCGTCATCGGAGCCTCAATATAGCTGTTAATGGCTTTTAAAATATCCTCGGGAATGTTCAGATAGACCAAGGGGTCAACGTTTTTTGTCAATGTCATACAACGGATGTAATCAATCAACTCTTCAGGTGTTTTAGCCTTACCATCTAAGAAAGGTTTGTTCCATTTTGATTCCCATTTTGAAAGGGAGATAAGGGAATGCTCAATCTGAAATGAAGTCGCTTCAAAAGATACGAAACGGCTGGTGGTTTCATCAAAGTATTCCTGTTTCGGAATTTCTACTTGGAACATTCCTTATCATCTCCTTAATTTACTCAGTTTTGTTTCCCTGAGCAGAAGCCAGGGGGATCGGTTTGCCCTGAATGCTTGCCAAAGCAGGGTTCATGCCGGTATTCTCCTGCTGTTTCTTCATCTGTTCAGACACTTCTTTGGGGACGATTCCATTGATGAAGTCTGCAGCTTTAACTGCATCCGTAGCCAGCTCCATAAACAACTGATCATACGCGGGGCTCTGCTCGAATCGCTTAGAGATATCTTCGCCCTTCATGAACTGGAAGCCGTCGTCGGATTTCTCGCCATAAGACCTGAGAATAATGTCCTTGAAATATGTTACGAGCTTCTTGCGGTCCTTGGTCTGGATGATCTTATCGATCAATCTCTCGACACCGCCATCTGCGCTGAGGTTCATCTCCATCAGTTCGGATTTTGTAAGGTTGAAATAGAAATCCTGTGTTCTTTCTTCGCCGAAATAGTCGGTAAATGTGATTGTCTTTTTAAGCATCTTCTTGTGCTCCTTTCATAAATTGCGACCGAGACGCCAGCCCTCGTATCCCTGAATACGCCTCGGTCAAGATTGATTTAGATTTTATTAGCCTGCTACGCCTTCAAGCGAACCGGTCTTCATAAGATTGATGACCGCAGCAGGAGTGGGCAGATAAGGCTCGGTGCCTTCCGCATTACCTTCGCCGTCTGTGCCATACAGAATGTCCTCAAGCAGAGCCAGTCTGGTCTTACCTTCCTGAGTAAGCTTCGTGGTGTCGATCGTAAGGCTCGCAGTGGGCTTGTAGCCGGGAACCGCGATAGGAGTAGTAGAAAGCTCCCAAGAGAAAGTGATCGCTTCGGGGGACTCATTGATGGTGCTGTATGCTTTCTCAGAGGGAGAAGCAGTAGCGTTCCATGTCAGATGGAGCTTGTAGTTGTTGTCGGGGTCAACGGAGCTGTCAGTGTCATCGCCGACATCGGTTCTATACGCCAGACCGAAAGGTTTTCTGGACTGCTGACCAATACGCACGCCCTGAACAGGCTCGGCGGAGCCATCGCACTCGGCAAATTCATCGGGGTAAGTATATGCCTCTACAGTCGAGCCGTAAGTCTCAGCCGCTCTCAGAGTTGCATATTTGATGTTATCGGCATAAATGTCATTAGCGTCTGCGCCGGAGGGGGACTCGGTAATTCCGGTAATACCATTCCATGCCACGCCCTTCTTGAACGCCTTGAGACTGCCCTTAACGGTTTCTTTTTCGGTAAACAGGACGCATTTGTCCACACCGGTTTCATACACTCTGTCGCCGGTCTGATCCCATAAGAGTTTGGACATTAAAAATCTCTCCTTTAATAGTAAATTATAAAAACAAAATGATTAAGGTTGTCCGCTGTGTACGATCTTTCAAAAGTACACATGGGCAACCTCGACATTTTCTTGAAAATATCACTATCAGGATCTTTGTCTATAACTATTACCTGATAAGCGATAAATTGTAAGTAGTTTTTGTTCTCAGCGAACTTGTTATCTACCCGGCTGATTGAATATACAATCGCGGGGTATTTCATCTTAATAGATTCGGGAGGTTGAAAATATACATTCTCAACACCTGTTTGCGCTTTAATATACGCGCTGAATGCAAGTCTTGAGTTAGGCATTATAAACACCTCCAATGCTCAACAGCAATCTTGGATACTGAACTTCAATATTTGTCACTTTCCATTTTGTACCCATAAAGACTACATATCGAATGGCATGGAGATTGTTATTTGCATACGGGTCAGCAATAATGCTAATCGCATTTGAAATGTCGATATTGTCGTTCAATTGAGAGTCGCTTTTTCTTTGCGAAAAATTGCGTAGTACATCTCCAAAATATCTTTTCTCAACGATTTCTTCCTCCCATACATCAGTTTTGTTTTCATCCGAAAACGAAAAACCAATTATTCCACAAAACTTAGCCATCGATATGTAATCTCCTTATGCTGTTAATCAGCCCTGAGCCTGATCGTCGCCATCATCGGGTTCGACTGTGGTAACGATTTCGAGAGCGATAGCCGACTGAATACGGGTCAAAGCACCGGATAAACGAGCCTCAAGCAGAAGCTTTTCCTGGTTGAAGTCGATATCGAACTGCTGGAACTTGGTGATTTCGCCGCCCTTAGTTGCACCCAAGGTATAGTCAACAAGGTTGACAAACAAGCCGATAAGCTCATAGCACTTGTCCGCGTCATGAGTGGCTACAGAGCCGTAACGCTTCTTACCAGCAAACTGCTCGGCAGTATGAATCTCGCCGACGTTAAGCGCCTTTGCAAGATCGGCAACATCGTCGTAAAGTCTACGACCGTTGAGATCTCTTGCCAGGAGCATGATGTTGAGCAGGTGCGGTTCACAATAGAAATCGGGCTTGCCGGTTCCTTTGTATTTCTCGCGGGAAATCAGAGCGGCCGCAACAAGAGCCTCAGCATACTTGTAGTTTTCGGTATAGTTTACGGAGTTACCAGTGAGATTGATCGCTTCGGATACTTCCTGAGTATAAGCGCCATCAACCTTAACGGGGAAGTGAATGGTATAAAGCTCCTTGTCGTTCCATACGGATCTGATATGATCCTCTGAGATCTTATCGGGATCATCGTCCTCGCGACCATCGCCGATCATGATGGCAAGAGCAAGCTCTTCATTAAGCAGCTCGCGCATGATTCCGTACTGATACTGAACGACATCGAAATCGGTGATGTCGATGATATCATCGCGGTTCAGAACATCTCTGGTATAGATGGTCTGCGGGTCAGTGGTTCTCTTAAAGGTCTTAAGGTCTGCACCTTTCTTCTTCTGCGTGCCCTTGGTATAGCCATACACGTTGTTAGTCAGATGGCGAGCATCGAAATAACGAGTCCTGATACGGCTGATCGGACTCTTATGGGTTTTGGCAATAACCGAAGAAATCCAGCCCTGATCTCTCTTGAGAGTTTCGGGCATACCGGGGCGAACGTCCTTGTATTCCGGGAACAGAACCTCCATATCCTCAAAAGCGTGCTGAAGAGTATCGTCGCCGCCGTCAAAGTGTTCCTCTGCATAAAGGCTGATAGCAGTCTGCAAAGAGCCGACATTATTAGATTTTGCCAGTTTTACGATCGCCTCACCGTCGGCATGGGTGAGGACGTTCTGGTCATTGGTCATATCCGTAGAATCGAATACGTTGTGTTTCATCGACTTTTCCTCCTTGTCGTCTTCTTTATCGTCAGACTTACTTTCTCCCTTTGCATCCTCCAACGCCTGACCAATCAGAGCATACATAACCGTCTTCTGTTTCTCATTCATAGAGTTGACGACATCCTCGACGGTCTCTTCTTTATCGTCGCCTTTCTTACCTTCGTCAGCAGGGGGAGTCTGCTTCTTAGGATCTTTTTCATCATCGGAATGATAAAGCATAATCTTCTCTCCTGTGTAAATTATTGCTTCGTCCGAAGATTCCTCGCCATGGCTCAACGAAACGGAATCAATAAAGGCGCCGGGGTTTGCACCCGCAAGCACCAGACTCAATTCGCGAATTTTTCCATGCATAACCTTCGAACCATCTTGCTTAAGTTTGTTCGCGCAAATAGAAAGCGCGACAACATCGCCATGCTCGACCAGCATTTTGGCATTCTTACCCTGTTCAGTATCATTGAACGTGCAATATGCATAAACGCCGTCTTCACGATGTTCAAGGACAGCTTTTCCAAGAACGTTAAACGGATCGTTATGGATATGATTCCATACAAGAGGAACTTCCTGACCGTCAGCATCTTTAAATGCTCCGGGCATGATGATTCTTCCGTCCGAACATCTCAGATTTGCTCTTGTAGCGTAACCGCTAAAGTCGCAAGTCCTACTCA